ATCACGGGCAAGGAAAACGGGAACGCGTTGCGTGCAGCCATCAAGGTGCGGCAACTCCTTGCCGAGTACGAGCACAGATTTGGTCCCCTGCCGCTGGCGGACGCCTGACACAATGGGACTGGTTTCGTAGGTCCCGGATAACGTGAAACGCGGCCCGGTGTTCGTGGGTGACTTCCCTCATCCGCGAACATCGGGTGCGCAGGATGGAGAACCACATGGCAGTGACGGATGAGGGCCTGACCCTTCCGGTGTCGACGGGTGCGGTGAAGACGCCGTCAGATCCGGAGGTGGTGGAGGTGCCGGTGACGAATGAGTCGACTGGTGCGGTCAGTTTCGATGCTTCCCCGGTGGAGGTGCGGTTCGGTCCGTCGGGGCAGAAGCCGGCGGGGAATGTGGAGACGCCGGGGCCGGAGACGACGGTGAACCCGTCGGTGAAGGTCGTGAACGCGCCCGCGAAGCACGCGGCGAAGGGTTCCTCGACTGCTGAGACCGAGAACTCGAGCGGCCGGTAACTGATGTCGGTGTTGCAGGGGTCCGTGTACCCGGCCGTGTTGGGGTCGGTCTCTGACCTGACCGCGGCGACGGTGACGTGCACGGTCACTGCACCGGATGGGTCCTCTCCTGCCGTGACGGTGGTGAAGGGCCTGTCCGACCCGAAGACCGCGACCGCGAACGTTCTCGCGACCCAGGTCGGTACGTACCTGATCGTGTGGGGTGTGACCGGCCTGGTGACGGGTGCGGAGCAGGACCAGTTCACGGTCGTTGCCCCGACCTTGGATCTGATGTCGCTGCCGGATTTGAAGGACCGCCTGAACATGAAGGCCACCGACTCCAGCAAAGACGCGAAGCTGCGGGGTTGGTTGCGGGCCGCGACCGAGGTCGTGGAGAACATCACCGGCCCGATCCTTCCCCGCACCGTGGTCGAATCGTTCGCGGGTGGGCAGAACACGATCGTCCTGTCTGCGGAGCATGTGCTGGCGATCACGTCCGTGACGGAGACGTACGGGCCGACGTCGCACCTGTTGACGGAGCAACCGTTGGGTGCGTCCGTGGATGCGTACGGGTACACGTGGGACCGGTCCACGGGTGTGTTGACGCGGAGGTCCGCCGGCGGGTCCCTGTCGTCGTTCGCGGGCGGCCCTGGCGCGATCACGGTCACGTACCGGGCGGGCCTGTCGCAGATCAGTGAGGACGTGCAGCTCGCCGCGGCGGAACTGATCTCGCACTGGTACCGGAAGCAGAACGTCGCGTACCGGGCGCCGTCCCCGTACGGGCCCGGCGAGGATGACGGTGCGGTCATGGTCGGGAACTACATGGTCCCGAACGCGGTCATGGAACTCCTCGAACCGTTGCGTCGGATGCCGAGCATCGCCTGATGGGATCCAGCATCGGGAAAGTGTTCGATTACCTCGTCACCGGGCTGCTCCCGAAAGCGCAAGCCATCGCCCCCGGGGTCGAAGTCGCAGACGACCTCCCCCAAGCCTACACCGATGACCTCATCGTCATCGGCCGCGAGTCACCCGAATCGACGGATTCCGGGTCGCCGGCCCTGGTGTACGGGGCGCTCGGGCAGACCCGCCTCGACGAGTCGTACATCGTCCCCGGGCACGTGTACGCCGTCCGTCCCGGCCCCGGCGTGAAAGACGCCCGCGACGCCGCGGTCGCGCTCCTCGACGTCGTCATCAAGTTCGTGCACACCGACCCGACGTTGGGCGGTCTCCTGAACAGGCGTGCAGAGCTCGGGCAGATGACGTTGACGCAATCCGGCGATCCCGGCGATACCGGCGCGGAAGCGTGGTGTTCGATCAGTTTCGGTATCGCAGTCACGAACACGTACATCCCTTGAAGGAGCACACCATGTCCACGTTCAAGAACACGTCCGGTAATCCGGTCGAGATCCCGCTCCTCGAGCTGCGGGTACCCGACGGGAAGACGTTCGAGGTCCCCGACGAGTTCGACGGACAGTTCGAGGTGAACCCGAGTTTCACGGCATCGACGGTGAAGAACCCGAACGTGGTCCCCGACCCGAACGTCGTCGCTGCGGTCACCGGACCGATTCCCGTCGTTCCCGCCACCCCGGGCGATTTCGCCGCCTGACCCTGTTTCACAGACCATCCTGTTTCACGTCAATCTTTCACGGTAAGGAACCCCGTTCATGGCTGTAGGCGCTGGACTGTCCGCCTCCCTCGGCATCGCGACCGAGACGACCGTCGGCACCCCAGTCGCGGTGACCCGGTTCATCGAGTTCGATTCCGAGTCGGTGGCGCTGAAGAAGAACATGGTGCAGGGCGCCGGTCTCCGGCAGGGCGGTCTCCTCGCCCGCGCGTCCCGCAGAGTGAACACGGGCCGTTCCGTGGGCGGTGACCTGAACTTCAGTGTCACCACGAACGGGTTCGGTCTCGTCCTCCAGCACATGCTCGGCTCGTTCACGACCGTCCCGACGTCGATCGGTGGGGGCCTGTACCAGCAGATCCACAACGTCGGCACGCTCCAGGGCCGCAGTTTCACGACACAGATCGTCCGCCCGGACACCAGCGGGGTACTGGCCCAGAACGCGTTCACGTACCCGGGATGCAAGATCACCGACTGGGAGGTCGGGGTCGCGCAGAACGCGCAGGTGAAAGCGAAGCTCACGCTCGACGCGCTCGATGAGGCGAACCCGTCGAACGGGTTCGCCTCGACGACGCTGTCATCTGCGGTGGTGCAGGCGGCGACTTCGATCGTGACGGTCGCCTCGATCCCGGCCGGCGCGTACGTGGTCCTCGACGCGGGAACCGGTGAAGAGGTCGTGCAGACCTCCGGCGCTCCGACCGGGACCGGCCCGTACACCTCCACACTCGTGTACCCGGCGACGAAGCCGCACAACGCGGGCGTGTACGTCGGATCCGCGACGGGCCTGAACTACGGGGCCGCGACCGCGCTCCAGACCGCGTCGTACAACGCGACGACGACGGAGTTCCAGTTCCTCCAGGGGTCCCTGTACGCCGGTGGGACGACCGCGGTCACGTCGGGTGTGTACACCAACACCGGTGGTCGGCTCGTGGGGACGGTGAAGTCCGCGTCGGTGAAGGGCAAGAACGCGCTGAAGACGGACCGGTACCAGCTCGGGACGAACGGTGTCCGTGCGGAGCAGATCGAGAACGGGTGGCGGGAGTACACCGCCGATGTCGACGCGGAGTTCTTCGACCGGTCCTTCTACGACGCGTACGTCGCGGACTCCCCGATCGCGCTTCAGTTGAAGTTCGTCGCACCCGGTGGGGCGACGCTCGGTTTCTACGCGCCGATGGCGTTCCTCGACGACGGGAACATGAACGTCGGCGGTCCTGACGTCCTCGACCAGAAGCTGTCGTTCGCGCTCCTCGACGATGGTGTGAACGGTGCGTTGCAGGCCGTGTACACGTCCACTGACGCGGCGGTCTGATGCCCGAAGTCTCTATCCACGCGGATCTCGCCGCGATCGGGAAGTTCGCGAAGACGCTCGAGAAAGCGGACGCGACCCGGTTGCGGGCACAGATCCGCAAGTCCGTGATGACCGCGGGTGCGCAGATGCTGTCGGACGCGAAGTCGAACGCGTCGTGGTCGAGACACATTCCAGGGGCGACGACGTTGAAGGTGTCGCTCGGTGCCCGGTCCGCAGGTGTGAAGATGCGGACCGATCCGAAGCGTGCACCGATGGCGTACTACTACGAACGCGGTTCTAAGGGGTCGGGGGGCCGGTACATCCGACACCCTGTCTACGGGTCGCAATCCGATTCGGCGCGGGCAGATGTCCGTGACCGGTACGACGAGAAACGTACATGGCGGAACATCCCGACCCGCCCGTATTTTTTCAAGGCCGGATTGAAGGGCAAGGAAGAGTTCACTGCAAGAATGCAGGAGAACCTGAAAGCGCTCGCGGCCGAACTCGGATTCCGCGGATAAAGGAGCCCCCACATGCGTGCAAGAGTTTCTGTCAAAGGTCGAGAGATCGGCGAGTTCAACGACGTCAAGGTCGGGATGTCTCTCGCGATGCAGCTCGAGGACGCGACCGGGTGGACGGTACCTGAACTGGTCGAGCAGGTCGGGCGTGCGTCTGGACGCGGTCTCCAAGCGTTCGTGTGGTTCACCCAGCTTCAGGCTGGGGTCCCGAACCCGGAGCGGCACATGGAGTTCACGTTCGAGGAGTTCAAGCTCGACAGCATCGACGAGGAGGGCGACGACGCGGGAAAAGCGCCTGGCCCGGTCAAGGCCGTCAAGGCCGCGTAACTCTCCGGGCGGAACGCGACCAGTACCTCGGGTTGCTGGCGCACCTGTTCGGGTTGCACCCGTGGGACATCGACCG